GAAAGAATTTTTTTAGAAGTTTGGGATAATAATTTGCTAGAAAAAGGACTCCTGATTGAAATGTGTCAACTGCTTGAATTAGATGAGAAAAAAGAAGATAGCGATGGTTTTACATTATTCTATTACAAAACTACAAATGGTAGAACGTTTGTAATCGAAGATGATGAGATTCAAGGAATTTTGGAAATTTACGAAGAAAAATAAAGTTCAGTCGCAGAAAGTCGTTTTGACTAGAATAATGTGTAAAAATGTAGTGTTTATAAGGAAAAATGACAGTCGTGAAAAGTCGTTTTTATTAGAAAAAGATTAGGAGAAATAAAATGGCAGAATTAAAAGAAGGTATTTTGAAACTTTTTAAGGAGCATTATGGGATGACAGATGAAGAAGCTCAAGAGTATTACAAGGAACAGTTTGAAATAGTAAAGAAAACAGCAGTAAAAGAAGAAGTGGAATGGTTAAGGCGAGAATGTATGGATGTACTGGATGAAGTAAACAAAACAGGGAAAGTTCCTGAGCTTATATTTTAAAGTTCGGTTGCAGAAAGTCGTAAAGGTTAGGAGGAGAAATGAAAAACAAGGATAGGATGCAATTCAATTTAAAAAACTGGGAAAAACGTGGTTTCTTTGGAAATTTTTGGGATAAAAATGACAAAAGAGCAACTTTTAAAAAAATATTGAATAAAGACAAGTATAAAAAGAAGTGAGGGGATAAAATGAATCTTATTGAATTGTACGGTATAAAGATAAAAGAATTAACTGAAATATTGAAAGATGAAACAGTAAAAAATTTTGAAATAAAAGAAAGTATAAATTATATAGACTATTTTTGTATTTCTTTTGAACTTGATTTTAAAAAGAAAATTGAATTGAATATAGCATTAACTGAAATGAAGGGAAACTATCAATCAAGAGATTTGAGTATTGAAGAAATAGAATGCCAATTCGATAATAAGTTTAAGGAATTAAAAGAATATCTGGAAAGCAAAAATAAAGGTGAGCTTAAAGAACTTGAGAATAAAATATCTGAGTATGAAACGAAACTTAAAAAGGCGAAAGAACAATATGATAAAATAAACGATTATGGCGAGAACTTATAAAGTTAGGAGGAATAAATGGCAAAAAAAACAATATTAGACGGAATAATTTTGAAAATAGACAACGGTTATCCTTTGTTGCAAGCTGAATACAAAACACTTCTTGAAGAATTACCTGTTGTAGAAAAAGAAGAAAGTGTTGGAAACTGGTATAGCGGGACAATAGATTATAGGAATGTTAAAAAAGAATACTATGTGGTAGGAAATTTAGAAAAAGGTTATTTTTGGTTTTATCACGCCAAAAGTGAATGGATTGTAAATGAGTATTTTGATATTAAAAGAGTTCAAAGAAAATCTGAACAAGTCACAGAAACAAGAGTTTGGTATGAATAAAAAAGGGGAATTAAAATGAAAAAATTATTATTAGGAATTACAATTTTAGGATTGACAGTAAGCTGTGCAAGATGGGAAGATACTCAAAAAGATTGGGAAAGCGATACGAAAGGGCTAAAAAGGACAGTACAAATTTATACTCTCGACGGGAAACTCTTAAAAGAATACAAAGGAATGATAAGATTAAGAGATTCGGATGAGAGCGGTAGAATATCATTAAACTTAATAAGCGAAAACAATCGCAGAGTTACAATTGATAATGCGATTGTAATAACAGAGGAGGAATAATGGAAATAATAATGAGAATTTTAAGTGCAGCAGTTACAATATTTTTAGTTTTCTTTTTAGTTAGTTATCTGTATGCCTTAGTTGAAAAAGTGAAAAAGAATCTTAAAAATATAGCCAGAATTAATTACACACCTTACAATGTAGCGTATTTTTTAGTTTTTTGGTTTTTAAATATTCTGCTGATTTATGCAACAATAAATTTGATTGTTTTTTTTGCAATTAGAGTGTAAAAATATCACTTAAAACAGTTGCAAATATTGATAAAATAAGGTATAATTAGGAGGTAAAATTGAACACAAAAAAAGAACTTACACAAGAAGATATTAATGAGCTTTTAAAGAATAAAGAAGTTTTGTATTTATTACAAGATTTAAAAACAGCTAAAACCTTTGAAGACAATATCAAAATTACTATATATATAAAAAAAGGTAAAGTAAAAGACAGGCAATACACAACAACGAAATATCATAGGGGCAAATAAACCTCAGCTGAGTGAGCCACTGAATAGATAGATTAGAAATAGTCTATTTGTTTAGTGGCTCTTTTTTTGTCTAGAAACTAAAAAGGTAAAGGAAAAATGAAAAATGAAAACATAAAATTATTGATTAAAAATGAATATGAAAATGGCACAAGCATGAGTGTTTTATCCAAAAAGTATAACGTCGGATTAAGCAGGATAAAGAAATGGAGTTCTGAAGGAAAATGGATTAAAAAAAAACAAAACAAAGTAACCAAAAATAAGAGTAACCGAACCAAAAAAAGTAACCAAAATAAAACGGTTACTTTATCTAAAGAAACGCAGATAAAATCAGACATAATTAACAATATAACCAAAGAAGAAATTACGGAAAAACACGGAATAAAAAAGACTAAATATTACGACATTAAAAAAAGTGTAAGGCAGATTCAGATAGAACAAAGTGAGAAAGTTTTAAATGAAATTGCAACAAAAAAATATAATAATGCAGTTGAAAGGTTAAAAAGGATAATCGAGGAAAAAGAAAAACTGGAAACTAGAATTCTTGAAACTACAGATAAAGAAGAAATGTCAATGATTAAACAAAAGTTGGAACTTCTGAAAGAATTTGAAAAAGATATAAAAGTGAATGCTAGAGTTATTTCTGATTATAGACAAGCAGAGTTAGAGGAACAACTTGTAAATAATGAATTAAGTAGAAATGCTTTAGAAATCCAAAAAGAACGTTTAGAGATTGAGAAGGCTAAAATCAAAAACAATGATGATAAGGATTCAGAAAAAGAAAATGAAATGATTGAGCTGTTAAAAAATATAACGGAAAAGGTTGGAAAAGATGAATGATTTAACTCCTAAACAGTATGAAGTATTGAAAATATTTAATAAAGAACAGCCGAGAATAACAATTCTGACAGGAGCTAAAAGAAGCGGAAAAACATTTTTAAATAATTTTCTGATGTTATCTCACATTGCGACGTTTGCCAATCAAAATCTTAACTTTATCATAATTGGAGCAACTAGCGGAAGTATTTGGAGAAACGTTTTAAACGACTGGGAAACAATGTTAGGAAAACAATTTAAGCCAAAAAAAGATGGAAGTTTCAAGTTGTTTGGGAATAACGTTTATTTATTCGGTGGAGAAAAGGCAGACAGTTGGAAAAAGATGAGAGGAATGACTTCTCACGGCACTTATATAAATGAGGCAACAGCATTGCACCAAACTTTTATTACTGAAGCATTTTCAAGAACTTCAGGAGAAGGTGCAAAGATATTTATTGATACCAATCCTGACAATCCAGCTCATTTTGTAAAAAAAGATTATATTGACAATGCTGGAGATAGATTGGAAAATGGCAGATTAAATATTCTAGTTAGTAATTTTAAACTTGATGATAACGTTTTTCTTAATAAAGAGTATGTGGATTCAATTAAAAAGACAACTCCACGAGGAGCAACTTACGATAGAGATGTTTTAGGATTATGGGTTGCACAGGAAGGCGTTGTATTTGCTGATTTTTCAGAAAAAGAAAATGTAATTAAGGACATAGAAAATATTGAAATAAAGGAATATTACATTGGAGTTGACTGGGGATTTGAGCATTATGGAACATTGGTAGTTATTGGAATGGATTTTGAAGATAATTACTATATTGTTGAAGTTATAGCGAAACAGCATAAGTATTTTGGTTACTGGAAAATGCTTATTTTACAGAAATATAAGGAATATAAAGTATTAAGAGTATTTTGTGATAGTGCTAGAACCGAATATGTACAAGGGTTATTGGATTTTGGAATAAATGCTGAAAACGCAAAAAAAGATGTAAAAGAAGGAATTGATTTGGTTGGTGCGATGTATAAAAGAAATGCACTAAAGATTACAGAAAAGGCATTTAAAGGAAAGTTTGAAGATGAAATTTATTCTTATGTGTGGGGGAAAAATGATGAGCCAGTTAAAGAAAACGATGATGTAATGGATGCAATAAGATATGTTTTATATAGCTTGAAAAAAGATGAAGGTGGAATTGCTTATTTATATTAGGAAGGAGGGCTAATGACCAGAGAGGAAAGAACGAGGGTTAAAACTTATTATGACAGGGAACAATACAGTAAATCAAATTTAAATAGGAATATGCCAGGATTATTCGACGGAACTGTAGAAATATTTAATCCAATACGAGATATTGTAAAGGCTCTATCAAATACAGCTTTAAAAGATTTGGGAATAGAAAATGACAAATTAAAAGAAATTTGGGAAGTTAATCAAATGACTACTTTCAGCAAAAAAATTGCTAAAGAGATGTATTTGAATGAGGAAGTATTTATCGAGGTTATATTAACTCCTGACGAGCAAATTAGGTATATTTTGCATAATGTAGATGATGTCGAATATACAGAAGTTTTTGGAGAAATTAAGAAATTTAAAGTTCAAGGGGAACAAGTTTATTTTGATGAAAACGGAGAGGAGAAAAGTAGAGAGTATTCAAGAGAATATATAAAACTTGATACTGGAACTGTTAAAAGAACCGAAAAAATAGACAATGAGACAGTTGAAACACCTTTTATTTTGGATAAAATCCCTGTTTCAAAATTTAAAAACGACAGCAATATAATTGAAGCATTAAATATTATAGATAAAATCAATGAAACTGAAAGTTACATTGGGAGAATATTTGGGATACATGGCGACCCTTGGTTGCATGCAAATGGAGTAAAACAATTTGCAGACGTTAATTCTAGTAATGAAAAGATTAAGAAAAATGCACAACTTTTGGAAGAATCTAGATATAAAAAGAAAAGAATTATCAACACTCAAAATTCAAAAGAAATGGAAGCTAGTTTTAAATATATTGAATTGACAAATCCGTTAATCAGCGAAATGCAAAATGATATAGCAAGATTAGAAAAAAGATTATCAAATTTATTTCCTGAATATTTACTCGTAGATACAGCGACACAAAATGTCAGCGAGGAAACTTATTTATTAAAGAATAACGGACTTAAAACAAAAGTGGCGAGTTTTAGAGAAGACTTTATAAAAAGTTTATTAGAATTAGACAAAATTGCGTTGGAATTGTCAGGAAGCTCTAATGAATTAACTGAAAACGATTATACATATTTTGATACATTCTTAGAAAACGAAAAAAGTTCTAAATTAACAACTTTATCATTAGCTCTTGATGTAATAAGCAAGGCGAAAGATATTGATGAAGAATATAAACTTAAAAAATTAATAGAAAAAGTGACGGATGACACTTTACAAGATTTGAGTGGTTTGTATGATTAAAATAGATTTTAAATGGAATCATAAAGTTGAGAAAAGGTTGTTTAATTTTTTTAGAAGAACAGCATTTTCGATATTTAGTGGCAAAAAAACAGATATTGATTATTCAAATTTAATGAAAATATTTGTTAATTATAGCATTTCTTGTGAGAAAAAATTTAAGAAAATAAAGAATATAGATGTAAAAAAGCATACAGAAATAGCGATAAAACAAATAAAAGAGATAAAAGAATGGCAAAACAATCTAAATAATTATGTTGAAGAAAATAAAGAAAAAGATAATTTAAAAGATAAATTGAGAAATAACGCTAAATTTAGAGCTAGGAATATGCTGGGCAATTATTATAAAGACTTTTTGAAAGAAATAATTGCAAGCGAAAGTGAATATTTTGAGTGGAACACAATGGGAGATGAACGTGTTAGACCGACACACGAGGCAAGAGACGGAGTTATCTATAATTGGGATAATGCCGAAATAGTTCCAGGGGAAGAAGTAGGATGTAGATGTTGGGCTACTGTTTATTTTCCTGACACAAAAGAAGAAATTGAAGATATAAACCAAAATTCTTGAGAGTTGAAAGATTACGAATCATTTATGAGTTGTTTGATGTCAAATCTCAAAAATTTATAGAGTATCAATACTGTAAATCATTTTATGAGTTACAGCAAATAATCTAAAAAACAAGGAGAAATGAAAATGAGAAATTTTAAACAAATGGAATTGTATTATGATGAGCCTGGAGAAGGGAAAGGAAATGGAGAAGGGGATGGTACAGGTAGCAATGAGCCAACACTTGATGATTTGAAAGCTAAAATTGAAAACTTTGAAAAAATACAGGCTGAAAAAGACAAGGAAATCAATTCTTTAAAATCACAGCTTGGACACAGCAATAAGCAGCTTGAGGAATTTCAGAAAAGCGGGAAAACCGCTGAGGAATTGGCAAATTTGGAAAAAGAAAAAATTGAAAAAGAACTTGCTGAAACTAAGAAGCAACTAAATCTAACAACATTAAAGACTAGAAAAAACGAATTGATAACAGAGTTAAAGATTAGTCCGCAGTTTGCCGATTTGGTGCAAATAACACCAGATATGACAATCGAAAGTCTTGAATTGGCAGTTAAGAATGTAGCAGCTAAAGAAAAGGAGTTCACAACAGACTTTTTGAAAAAGAACTCTATAACAAACGGAGGATTCAATCTAAAAGATAAAAAGAAAGATGAAAAAGATTTTGTTGACAGAATGATTGAGAAAAATAAAAACAATGAAACAGATCTTACAAAATTTTAGGAGGTTGAGATGTTAAAAAGAACAGTAATGCACAAAGAAAAACTGAATGTGCAAGTGAAAATATTAAAATCAGATTTTGCTAATTACATTTACAAAGACAAAAATACCAATAAAGAGTATTTGTTAGCTGGAACACTTGTCAAAGCAAAAAATGGAGAAGATTTAAGAGAAACAGGAGCATTTGTAATTCCAACAGGGACAGGAACGCAGGCGGAAGCTGTATTATTACACGATGTTGAGTTTAAATATTACAACGACAATGAACAAGCAACAGTTTCGCTTGAAGGAGTTGTGTATTTAGATAAATTAATTGCAGTAGGAAAAGAACATCCTACACCAATTACTGTTACAAAAGCGGAGTTACCAGCAGGGATAACTTACATTTATAAGGATAGAAAATAGGAGGTTAAGAAATGCCAATGAATTTAACAGATTTATTAAACGCAAAGAGTTTAAATAAGTATTATGCAGGAGTAAAAGGAACTACGTTAGTAGAAGCAATGTTTCCAGCTGTATTTTCAAACACTTTTGATATAAATACATTTGGAAGTTTAGACGGTGGAGCAGTCGAAGTATTACAAAGCAGCCAACTGGATGCAGATGTAATGTTTAGAGACTGGGATTTAAAAACAACAACAAAAGGGGATAAGCAGTTTTTTAGGGAAGGTATGAAGCTTGATGAAAAACGTAGAAAAGAATTGTTAGAAATTTTGAATACAAATAATCAATCAATTATTGATAATTATTCAATACAAATCTTTGAAAAATTTGCAGGAGCAAAAGGTTTTTTAGGAAGTACAAGAGCAATTGCAGCTTATACAGTTTCACAATTTTTATCAACAGCCAAAGTAACGTTTGTTGATGAAAACGGTGGAGGACAGACAATTAATTATAGACTTGCTGATAAATATAAAGAAACGTTGGCAGGAACTAATATTTGGAGTACTGCAACAGCAAAACCACTTGAAGATTTGGAAAGATGGAAAGAAATAGTTGAAGAAGGCGGAGGAAACGTAGAAATAGCTTTAATGTCAAAAGTTACGTATAATACGCTAAAAAAACACGACACCGTTAAAGCGTTGTTTAAGAATACTATTGTTACGATTACTCCAGCACTTATTAAATCTACTATTGAGGACGTAATTGGAATGACAATATTGATTTGGGATGAAAAAATAAAAGTTGGAAAAACAACAAAAAATGTATTTCCAGATAATGTTGTTACATTAATTCCAAATGGACAATTAGGAGTTATGGAATACGGACCAACTCCAACAAAAACTGATGAACTGCTTGGGTTGTTAGGAGATAGAGAAGTTGTGGATATAGCAGGAACGTTTGCAACTGTGGAAGTTGTGCCTGAATCAAAATCGGCAGGAGTCGTAAATAATGTAAATGTTGTAATTGAAGATTTAGTTGCTCCAAATCCATCAATAATGAATAGTATGTTCATAGCGACAGTTGGGTAGGTGAATTAAATGGCAAAAGAGAATAAAAAGGAAGAGGCAAAAGCTATTGTTGAGGCAGTAGCTTTAACACCTTTGAGATTTAACGATATTAGATATGAAACTGGGGATAAGTTAGAATTAACCGAATCGGAATTTGAAATTTTATCAGAAAATAAACTTGTCGGCGAAAGAGTTGATGAATAATGACGGTTGAAACTTTGGAAGAACTGAAAAAATATATTCCTGAAACTTCTGATTTTGATGTAGGAGTTGTTGAGCAGTTTTATAAAGTTGCTGAAGAAAAACATAGTAGTGAAAAAGAAAAATTGCTTAAAATATATCTTTTTGGATATTTAATCACTTCATTAGATGATTTTGATTTTACAAAAGTTCAAGTATCTAACATTGTAATTGAAGAAACAGGTGGGAACAATCAATATTTAATGATGTATAAACAGTTGTTAAAAACACTTGGAATTGATGAAAACGAAACAACTATAACAATAGTTTAAGGAGCGGATTATGTTTAATTTTAAAAACAAGGAAAAAAGAGAAATTCTGCTTGTCAAATTAAATCACATATTGCTTAAAGAAGGCGATAACGAACTTGATTTGACACCTCGCAGAATGAATATCGCGAAAGAGGAAATTGAAGAAAGAAAACTTAATATTGAGATTATAGAGTTGGGTGATAAAAATGCCGTGCAAACTGAAAATAAAGGAGAAACCAAAAAACAAGAATCTGGAAAAGTTGCTGGCGATGAACAGGCAAAAAATTGAAGTTGGAACAGTAACCAATTATAGTGTTAAAGGTGGGTTTAATGCCTTTGGATTATCCAATGTTCTTGATACAGGATCTAGCCGTGGAGTTCCAGGATGGAATTATAATCAAAAGGCTTTTGAACAGTTTAAGCCAATGGCGGCTAGATACTTTAAAGAAGGAGTTGCCAAGATTATAAACGGTAGTTTCAGCGTTGAAGCGATGACTAATAAAATTGGAACAGAGGCAAGCACAAAGTATAAAGCAATGATTGAAAGAATTAAAAGTCCAGCAAACAGTCCTGCAACAATTAAGAAAAAAGGATTTAATAATCCGATGATCGAAACAGGGCATTTTAAAAGCAATATCGCCGCCAAGATTAATGGCGGAAGAATTGTTGGGAGAGGTGGTGGATAGTGGATAGGAAAGTTAGGGCAGCTATTAGAAAAGCTTTGAAAGTTATAAGGAAGTTTTCCGATGATGTAACTGTCTATTTGGAAGATTCTGAAGTTGAATTTGATGATTTAGGAAATCCGATTCAAGATAAAATGGAAAAGACTGTAAAA